TTATGACTTACTTAATTAGCCAGCGACGTTAATATTAGTAACGCCGAAGGTACGGAAGTAAGGATTTTCGTTAACAACACCAACACCAGTTGCAGTACCAACAAATGGGTTTTGTTGCATACCATAGCGAGTCTTGAATGCCATCTTCGGTTGGAATGTCAATTCGTCAACTGCACGAACCATAGTGAGTGGTACGTATGGGCAGTAGAACATACCAGCATCGTATGGGTTAGTTCCACGATATCCAACAGTTACGTAATCAGAACCAGCGTATGGGTCGATATAAACCTTAGTACGACCATTGAGAACACCTGCAAAGGTATTACCAGTATCATCGACATTAAGGTTAGTAGCAAGAGCTGGGGAGTAATCTAGAACACCGGCTGCAGCAAGAGCAGAAGCTACATTGCTCGAGCAAACGATGAAGTTACCTTTACCGCGGCGAGTTTCCTTAGCGATTTGATTCGCTTCGATCTCGATTTGGAACATAAGGCTCTTGAACTTTTCAACTGCCCAACGGCCATCGGCATCGGTAGCAAGGTCGAAAACATTATTAACAGGAGATACTGCATCGTTCTGGAAACCAGGCTTTGCAACCGCATTGATAGTTTGAATAACTTCGCGATTGATTTCAGCAAGGATTTCGGTCGAAAGAATGTTAGCAAGCTCAGATTCAGCATCCAAATTGTGGATAGCCTTAAGATCTTGAGCAAGCTCCATTGTGTATTCAGCTTTAAGCGCACGAGTCTTAGCTTCAACAGCAGCCTTCTCGATAGTGAAACCCATGTCACCGAAAGCGTCTCCGGTAAGTGTTTCGCCAGCCCCCTTTGACATACCTTCACCGGCAACACCAGCCAAAGAACCAGATGTGCCGGAGAATGCTGTATCAGGCTCGCCTGTATCACCAGCACCATTATCAGGTCTGAATGCTTCTGGATCAAGAGTAGTGATTGTAGTCTGGCTTGGAGAAGCTGCGAGATCATTGTAACGACTCTTCATCGCGAAGATAAGACCAGTTGGTCCAGACATTGGCTGAACACCAGCAATATCATAAGCGATAAGGTTTGGCATTGCACGACGTACAAGTGAGATAAGAACTGGATCGAAATTGCTTACAGCACCAGTTGTTTGGTTATTTTCGTTAAGAGAACCATATGCAGAAGCTTCTTGCTTAAGAGCAACTTCAGTGTTCTCAAGAAGCTTAGCTGTTACAGCTTTGCGGTAGTTATCTTGAATAGCAGGCGCATCAGCGTGCTCAAGCACAGGTGCCCACTTTTTAATGTCTGTTTCTGAATTAAACATATTAATTAATTTCTTTCTATTGTTGTTTTTAAGTGTGGTAAATTATTTACCGTTGGGATTGTTTTCTTTAATTCGTGTAAGAGCTGAGAGATATTTTTTCATGTCGTTAGAGACATTCTCGTTAATATCGCTTTCGCCTTCTACGATTGTTTCGATTTCTGAATCTGTTTCTTCAACGATATCATCAGATTTTGAAGAAGAGAATACTGATGATTTGATTGTTGCAACCTTTTCAGCAAATGCTTCTTCGGATACAAATTCAACTTCTTCAGTAAGTGCTTTCATCTTTTCTACTTGTGTAGAAGCAAGATCTTTAGTTTGTTCTGAAAGAATCTTCTCGCGAGAAAGTTGCTCAACTTTTTCAGAAAGTTCAAGCGCTTCAGCTTCCGCTAATTCAAGCTCTTCCTTCATAATTGCAGTTTCGCTTTCAAGCTTATCAAACAAATCAGTCTTTGCTTCAGGTACTTCGATATAGCTTTCAACAAATAGATTCTTAAGAGAATCCATAAAGCCTTCAGCAATTTCAGTACGTAGCTTAGAATCTACTTCAATTTGATTTTCCTCAACCCATGATTCAACGACATAATTAAGATAGTCGTCAATCTTAGTAACAAGGCTTTCTCTAATTTCAGTAACTTCTTCAACTAGATTTTGTTCGTATTCTTCTTCCAAACGAGCTTTTTCAGCAACAATCTTTTTAGATACAGCAGCTTCGAATAACGTAGATGCCTTTGCTTTGAAGTCTTCAGTTAGATTTGCTTCAGCAGAAATAAGGATATCAAGATCCTCTGTTTTTGCACTTGCTTTAGTTTTAGACGCTGCATCAACAGATTTAATTGAATCTGTCTCATCAGTTGCTTTAACTGACTTAGCATCACCGGCTGCTTTTGGTTGTGTACCAGCTTTTGATGATTTTTTAATATCAGCAGCGGTAGTAGCAGCTTCAGCTTCTGCATCTTTAACGATAACAGCAGATTTAGCATCACCAGTTGCAGTAGGAGCTTTAGCAGCTTCTTCCATTTCTTCTTCTTCTTCATCTTCCTCTTCATCAGACTCTTCGTCTTCTTCAGATTCAGTTTTCTTTTTATAGCCTTCTTCCATTTCGTCTTCTTCATCTTCATCTTCATCTTCATCAGACTCTTCGTCTTCTTCAGATTCTTTTTTAGATGATTTAGACTCTCCTAAGAGAACGCTTTTAATGGCATCAGAATAACTTTGATCTTCAGTAACTTCTTCGGCAGTATCCTGCACAAGCTCCTGATCTTCAAGCAAAGCTTCTTCAGTGATGTCTTCAATAATATCTTCTGACATATATTTACTTTCTTTTTAGATTAGAGATTGGAGAGGAAATCTTGCCAAACGTTTTCTTGTGCCTCAGAGAGGCGACGTGAAGATGCTTTTCTGATCTCTGTCTCATATTCTTCAATTTGCTGAGGCTTTAGAAGACCATTATCCCAAACCCATTCTACACCTTCCATAATACCTTCAACGAAGGCTGATGGTGCAGAGGGATCTTGAACAATGTCAATTGTGTTAAGGATAAAGTCATCCTTAACATATGATTTGTTTTCTCTTCTCTCAACAGTACCCATACCACGACTTGAAACACCAAGCTTAACTCCACCTTCAACGAGACCTTTCACAATTTTACCCATCGGTGTGTCAAGGATTAGTGCTTTTCCAACAACATCATTACCTTCAAATTTAAGAGAGGTAATTCTGTGCGAAACTTTATCAAGGTTAATCTGTGGGCCTTCTGGGTGATTTAGTTCACCGACAGCTCTTCCAGTTTTAACCTGCTCCTTAACGTACTTAGCAGTAGCTTCTGAAAGTACGTTTTTAGGATAAATTCTTTTATTGCGATTTTCTTGCTCTGCTTGCATAAAAACGCCTTCGATGAAAACATTCTTTTCACCTTTTTCGTTTGCTTCGGTAATATAGTTTACCGCTTCTAAATGTTCTGTAATTAGCTTCATTTTTCTTCTGCTTTATTGTAAATTTGAGCTGTAAGGCCTACCTTACGAACTTCAAGAGCATCGTTTAGTTTATCTTTAATTGCCTGTTCGAATGCT